ATTAACAACGTCCACAACTTTTGAAAAATCTATTTGATTTTTAAGTTCTCCCAAAGTGGAAATTTTAAAATAACCTGGTCGTCCGCCATACTCAAACCATTCCTTTATTTCTGCATTCCCAAAAAGTATTTTACAAATTGCTTTTACACTTCCCAAAGTTCCTTTGTTAAAATGTGCTACAACTGCTATTTTCACAAGTTCTCTTTTATTTTCAATAGTTGTATCTTCTCCAACATAATCAACATGATATTCCCATAATAAATAATCAATTTCGGTTTCTGACAATTTATCAATGTCAAGAAAAAACTTATTCATTATTCTGTTTTTTTGCTGTTTTATTGCATAGTCTATTGATTCGTATATCCATTTTGTTGTGTTATCTGTTAGAGTTGATTTGGCAGCAATGTCAGTCAATTTCAAATCCTGTACTGTTATCATAATTCTTCAACTCCTTGATAATTGTTCACAATTCTATTGTTTATAGCAACTTGATTAAAATCTAATTTTTGGAAAACGGGATTTCTTAATACTACTCTTTTTACTCCAGCTATTTTTAATCTTTTAATTAATTCATCTGGGTTTATATCCTTGCCTATTTTCTCTTTTTGCCAGTTAACATACTCTTGCACTGTCTTATCTACGTTAGATTTTATAACATTTACGAGAGTTTCATTATCCTTTTCGATATAATAGTCAAACTCTACAGAATAATTAACTTTATTCGGCTCTTTGATATTTACTTTATCAGTTAAAGGTCTTATATTTTCTTCATTTAATACACTTTTTACTTTCTCTTTCAACTCCTGACTTACTGTACCGCTAACAGTCCAAATATAAACGTCTACATTAGTTGCAGATGGAGAATGAACTTTGACATCTATGATATCGGTACTGGCTGTTTTAGTCCAGAATATATAAGCTCCTGAACTTCCTGCTGTAGTAAAGCTTTCAGGAATTTCCCTTATTCTCTCTCTGTAGCTTTCATCTACTTCTTTATTTGTCCCTGAATTACTTTCTGTAATGTTTTCAACCTTTGCATAATTAGGAAATATGTCAACCATATCCTTAATTTGCCCAACTGGGATACCATTTCCAATAATTCCAAGCGTATTACATGTAGCTTTTCCGTCAACTGACAGATTTCCTTTTGTTATCTTGTATTCCTCATCTGTTTCAAAATAAAGCTCGTTGTATCTAATTCTTGAGCCTTTTGGGATTACAGTATCCGTTGTTTGAATGCTTGAAATATAGAATCTAAATGTAGCTACTGCTGGCTGTTCGATAAGCCTTTTACCTCTGTTTCCGTAAAATTCCCCTTTTAGATCCAGCCTTTCATCCCTTGCAAACCTTAAATAATTCTGCTTAATATCATCGTTGTATTTTTCTTCTAGTAAAGCCAGCTGATACGCTACTGTACTGAAAATTAATGTTTCTGGACTAGCTTCTGTCAAACTTCTTCCGCTAAGTTCTTGAAACTTATTAATCATATCTCTTTTTATTTCCCAAGCATCGCTATCTATTGCCTCATACTCTTCAAAATCATCCAATGTTTATCACCTCGATTCCTAATTCAATCTCAAAATCATTTTCGAATTCATCTGCTGTTTTTATCTCTGTAGTTTTTAAAATTGCTCTTGGCTCATACTTCCTGAACATCTCAAGCAACTGTGAAGTTATCCTGTTTTCCACAATATTTATATTTTTATCTATCAAGTCGCTGTCAAAACTGAAATCACGATTAAGTGGTTGTTCTTCTTTGCAGACTCTTAAAAGCATTCCAACGTTTGTTATGACTTCCTCAATATAATTTTTTGGAGAATAATTTATTTCTTGATTAGATGAAACATGTATCATTATTTACCTCCAATCTGATTCCTTAAAAAATTCATTAGTATATCTCTATCTGTTTTATCAAAATTTTTAGCATAGTCTATCATTTCATTAACTTTATCTGCCGTAATCATTCCAGCCCTTACTAAATTCATCAGTTCATCAATTTTTGCATCTTTTTTGATTTTTTCAAGCTGACTTAATATTTCATTTTTCTTTTCCTCTGCAATTTGAATAGCTTTATCTACTTTTTCAAGTGTACTGTCTACTTTATTTTTTACTTTTTCAGCAAATTCCTGTAATTTTGTTTTTTGTTCAATTTCAACATTTACAACTTCCACATTTTCTTCTGTGAGCTTTTCCTGCTCTTTTTTTTGAACTTTTAGTTGTTCTATTACTTGATTGTATTTTTTAGGATTATCTATATATTCTTTTAACGTGAGTTCCAGGTTTATGAAGTCAAAGCTGGAAGTCTGTTTATTAAAATATGAATTTTTTTCATTCATATCTATTATTAAAAATGGAAAAGCTCCAAATGATTGTCCTCCAAGTGTTAAATAACCATACTCTCCAAATTCCCACATAGTTTTTATTTTATCTAATTCTTCATCTGGTGTTGATTCAGGTAATAATGATGAAACTAAAGAAATACCAAAACTTATTTCTGTCAACTCTCTCCCTTGATGTCTTAGCATACCAGGACCGTATATTGCTGTGTGTTCAGATATTTTAGACTTATATGACCTGCTTATTTGGTTGTTGATAGAAAATACTTTTTTATCAGACACTTCAAATACCACATCTCCAAGACTTCCTATCATTGCGGACCTCCAGTCATATCGCCACCAGCAGTAACTCCATCGTGTTTATGTGTGTTAAGATTAATGCTTCCGCCAGTTTTTGTAGTACCGCTGACTTCCAAATTTCCGTTAATCACAATTTTTCCAATATTCAAAGTCAACGTGTTTTTATCATAGCTCCAGCTTCCACCATCAGAAAAAGTCCTTTTCACTTCAGTTTTACTTCCAGAACTTCCACGCATAGGACAGCCAAGCACTACTCCCTGTTCAGGCATTTCTGAAAAGAATAGGCAATAGACAGTTTGTCCCACTTCAAGCATATAATTGTCGCTATGACTTTCTGAAAATGGAACTAATAAATTAAGCCAGTCTGTTGTTTTATCGTCATCGCCTTTTAACAGCACTCTTACTTTTCCAGTTTTTGAATCTATCGCACTTACTTCTCCTGCTTTTAATGTTTCAATCAATTTAACCACCTGCCTTATCACTTTTTTTGTAACAAAAAAATCACAATCAAATTAATGACTGTGATTTTCTTTTAAATATTATGCTCCTTCTTTTTCTCTATCCATATTTGCTTTTATTCCTAATGTTCCTAATAAATTATGAATGAATAACCTTCCTTTTTGCGTCCATTTTGTATTGGGAACGACTTTTTCAGTTCCATTTTTCTTTTTTACTGTTATTGTTTCACTTTTTGTATACCCTTTATTCATATGTTCCGCATACAATATCCATTGTCCGCCAACTTTTCTTATAACTCTCTGTTCATTCAACGTTTTATTCAATTCATATGCACTAAGTCCATAATCGGCTGCAATTTGTGTTATTGTCATTGTGTCTTCGCTTGATAATATTGTATCGACATACTCTTTTATCGGTTTATACTCTGCTATTAACTGTTTTTGAATCTGATTTTCTTCTTCCAGATGTTCAAGTTCTCTTTTCACTTTACCGTAATTGATTAATACTTCTCCTAATTTTTCAGGATTGTTTGTTATTGTGTCCCATACATTGTCTGTCATATACATTCCTGTTTTTCTGATCGTCTTTAAAATCTTTTTCACTTCTTTTTTAAAGATTTTCGCATTAGGTTTTGTGCTTTGCATACAGACTTCATAAAATCCATCTTCTGTTAAGAACCACATATTACGGTTTTGACCTGATATATAAACTTTATATACCAGCTTTTCATCTTCGTCAATAGAACTTAACATTTGTGTCACATTATAAGCTCCGTTTTTCATTTTAGCATAATCAATCCATTCTGCCACATCTTTTGCTAAAAACAATAGATTTTCAAAATCTCCATACACTCTAAACTGTTTTCCCAAAATTTCTCTTTTATCAATTACTTGTAATTCATTCATTCTTTTATCCTCCATTATACTATATTAAACTAAACTTCCTATTTTTTCTCCAGCCTTGTAGTATTCCCTTTTGAGAACTCCTAAGTAGTCATACATCAGACCTTCAAAATCTGTCGCCTTGTATCCTTCCTTAGCTAAAATTCTAAATACTTTGTCAAATTCTCCAAAGAACTTATCTCCCAGTTCTTTTAACTCCTGATTGTGTTCATCTAAAAGCTCCTGTGCAATTCCAAATGCTA